CCGTGCAACAATGATGCAACAAAAAACACGCTTTTCTGCCTTATTATGTTATTGTGCCAAAGGTGAGAAACCTGAGACACCGCGTTTTTCCTCCGAGCCATGGTGATGATAAAGCTGTGGCAAGGCGTGGCAATGAGGACTGGCTGAGATAGTCAGGCGGGTTCGATTCCCGCATGCCACATTGTCCAGTTTAGCGACCGGACACAGCTTGCGATGACCCCATCTGACACTGGGAGAGCGAGCAGCAACCGTAGCTCAGCAGCGTAGAGCGTGGCGCTTAGCCAAGGTCGCGGGTGCAAGTCCCGCCGGTTGCGTAATCGTCATGATGAATGTACTTGAGTTGAGATGGTATCAAATACAACAGTAGTGCATTCGGCTGGCCCTCATAGCTCAGAGAATGATGACGTTGAATTAGGTTGCGCAACCTAGTTTGACTAGCTCCATCATCAGCATAGAGCACACGCTTGAGAAGCGTGAGGCCATCGGTTGGAATCCGGTTGGGGACACATTAAGGCTGATGGCGATTATTTTGCGAGCAACAGATGAGGGAAGGCATTGATACCGGTTACTCAATGCTGAAACAGGACGGTGCAACTCCGTCCGCTCGCTTTGGACCAAGTCTGGTAAACCCTAGGAGTAGGCACCAGACTATGGCACTTCACTTTTCGTGAGGTGCTATTTTTATACATAATTTCGGAGGCGAGGGCATGAAACTATACTTGGTTGTATGTGAGACCGGGGACGCAGATCAATGGGAAGGCGGGACCGAAGAGGCCGATGCTGTATTTGCTACAACTGATAAAGCCAAGCTCGATGACTATCTATCAACTAGAATGCATGGCTATGACAACGTAGTCACAATGGAGCTAGACAAGGAATACCCTGAAGGAACAAAATCCTCTAAGTGTCTTGCATCGTGGTGGGAAGAAGGGCCGTGTTATGACGACCCAATGGACATCTAATTTAAATTTTCAGGAGGCGAGTAGATGCAATGGACAGATGAACAAATCAGTGGCATTAGGAAGCTCGCCTCTGAAGGCTTTACCAGACGAGAGGCGGCCGACAAGCTCGGGATTAGCTATGATGCTCTTCAGGGTAAGGCAAGACGGCTTGGTGTCGAGTTTCAAAAGCCACTAAAGAATGAATACGATTCAGCGAAAACAGATAGAAAGAGCCAACCCGTTGATAGAAAAGTAGCTCTTAATGCTGATGGTAGTCAAACAGTCACGGCCTTAATGAGACTCAAGCATGAGCCAAATAAAGACCCACGAACTTTGATGGAGTTGTGTGGATACGATCCTGATAAGTTCGAGATGGTCTTAGGCGACTACAAAGTGTATGAGCAGCATAGTACCGAAGACGGCACAGTTCCGCAGTATAGCATTCATATTCGCGTAAAGCCGAAACAAGGCTTATCGATAAATGAAATGGCTGAAGCGTTCAACGACAAAATCATTCCGGTCAATTACGGCATGAAGAAATCGGGCGATCGTAACCTAGTCATCCCATTGCCTGACCTGCATTTTGGCTGGACAACATTCGCCGATCTAAAAGACATGGTGAGCCAACTTAGAGAGATCATCATGGACGGCTACAACGAGATTGTGATCGAGCAATTGGGAGATCTATTCCATAGTGATCAGATTCATGCAACACAAACGGTTAGAGGGACACAACTAGATCACGCAAACATGCGTCAGGCATTCCATGATGCAGTGAAGCTCTTTGATCAAATTGTTCCGCTGGCAATTGAATATAGCAATCGCGTCTCAATCAAGAGCGTGTTCGGTAACCATTCAGGTGATCTCGAATACGCTTTTCTTTATGCACTAATAGATCGCTATCCACAAGTGCACGTTGATCTCAATGACAGTAATTTGGCAACCGACTGGCGCTGTGCATACTTGCTAGGACATGTTGGCATTATGCTCGCACACGGAGATGTAGCTAAGGACAAGCTGACAGGACTTTTTCCATTTGAGTACAAAAAGATATTCAATATGGCAAAAACATACGAACTTCACTCAGGCCACTATCATAGCGAGCGGTTTAAAGATGATCGTGGCATTATGTGGCGCCAGCTTGGAACGGCAAAGCCAAATGATCCCTATGAGATTAAGAATGGCTTCACCACGGGCAAGCATTTGCTGTATGCGTTCGTTTATGACGATGAAAGGCTACGGTGCACTTATGAACTCAACTGAAGTTTGGAAAGATATTGAAGATTACAAAGGGCTATATCTGGTTAGCAATCTCGGCCGAGTAAGGAGCCTTGACCGTGTAGACATGCGAGGAAACCACTTAAAAGGGAAAGTGCTCGCTTACAATTTAGCAGGTGCTGGATATATTCAGGTTGGCCTACATCGAGATGGAAAAGTTGAGCAAAAACTCGTTCACCGTCTTGTGAGTGAAGCGTTTCTGCCGAACCCCGACAACTTGCCAGAAGTCAACCACAAAGACGAAGACAAGACAAACAACAATGTATCTAATCTGGAATGGTGCACAAGACTTTACAATATGACATACGGTACTTTAATTGAACGCATGGCAAAGGCGAACGGAATTCCGGTTTATGTCATCACTAGCTCAGGACACCGGTACTACTTCGACAGTATTAAGAAAGCCTCGAGACTTCTCGGACTGAATGACACTGGAGTACATGCTTGCCTTTGTGGCAGGCAAAAACATCACCACGGCTATACATTCGAGTTGGCGGTGTAAGTCATGTCAGGCATGAAAAGAGTCAGTTATGGGTATGTCAGCCGTACAGAACAAGCGATTATTGAAGAACTTTCAAGGGAAGAGAAACACATGAACGCAATTATCTACACGAAGCCGCACTGTCAAAAGTGTCGCCACACAGCGATGAAGCTAAAGCAGGTCATGCCGGTGTCAACCATCACAGCAGACGCGGACGACTACGAGCGCTTCCGCAAGCTGGGATATCGATCAATGCCAGTCGTAAAAATCTACAAGGCAGACGGCATACATGATGAATGGTGCGACTTGCGGGTTGACAAGATCAAACAATACACGGAGGGATGACCATGCTATTCGATAATGCTAAAGGCCAAAGTAGGCAATTGTCTCACCGTCAGTTGCCTCCACCCGCACCAGTGCTACCAAAAATGGAAGGATCACTGCCAACTCGTGCCAATGCAACTAAGAAATACAAAGACAGTCTGATTGCCGAAGTTAACGAAGCCATTAATCAAGGAATTAATACTACATCCCCAATCTCAATTAGCGTTGCCAAGTACAATCCAGCGGTTGTTAATGAAGTAATCAGTTTGCTAACGAAATCAGGATGGGATGTTACTGGTATAAACATTGACGGTATCGGTTCCTATTCGACAATCATATTATCTTAGGAGGAATTATGCATGCTTAAAGTAGTTAAGCGACTGAAAGAACAATTCTCAGGTAAAAAAGGAACCGACAAGATAAACGTTACGATTGATGCAAACATCGATCCGCTTATGGCCAAACTTGACAAGATCAAGAACGCGGTCGAAAACATCAAGGCTGACGCAACACCGGAAGTCTCGCCAACCTTAACTGCGTATGGTCTGCATGGTGTATCGATCGAAGGCGTTGAGCTACCAGATCATGCAGGATTCAGTGAATCATTCATTGCAGATCAAGACAAAGCACTGAACGACTTTCAGCAAAAGCAGGAGCAGTTATGGCAGCGCACAAGCACTCCGCATGTTCGTATCGAATTCGATGACATTAATGATGTGCCTTGTGTTTGGGTTGATGGCAAACGGATTGATAGATCAGATACAGGGCTCGTTAGCGTTTCACTTGACTGGCATACAAAAGATCCAGCGGCAACAGATCATGTTATCCGTGCTTATAAAATCGAATATTTAAAGGGGGATCACCGCGAAGGAATCGCTCAGGGGTCTCCGATGGGACCTGATCTCTTTAAGAATGATATCCATGCCAAGTAAGAAGCTTGCCTTTATAAATGGCAGACCACAATTGGTTGATGCCAATGCTCGTGTTAGATCGGAGGCGGATAGGCAGTACAACCGTGTGCGGAATGAGCAGCAGTCGGACTACCTTAAGTTCTATCACAGTAATGAATGGAAGCAGCTGCGTGAGCAGATATTGATTAGAGACAACAGTTTATGCCAACGCTGTGGCCTGCAAGCCTCATTAGTTGATCATATTGTTCCAAGCGAAGATGACTGGGAAGATCGCACGAACGCGGATAATCTGCAGGCTTTATGCAGGGACTGCCACTATTGGAAGACGAGACGTGAGACAACCAAGCGTAAGAAGGGACAGCATCGAGCCATGAAGATTACAGTAATCGTTGGCTATCCAGCAAGTGGCAAGTCAACGTACGTCAAGCGGCATCAAGGGCAGCATGACCTCGTCTATGATTACGACCATCTCATGACGGCGTTAACAGGCCTGCCATTACATCAGGGCAATATAGACGCCAATGATTATGTGCAGCTAATCTATGAGCTGATACTGCGGAAGCTTAAAGCAGAGCAGACCTTCGACCATGTATGGTTAGTCATGACATATCCAGATGAGAAGCTAGACACGTTGCTTGCTAGTCGAGAGGTCGAACACATACTCATCGACACTGACCGAGACACATGCATGCAGAGACTGTCTAAGCAAGGTCGAGATGTGAGTCAACTCATCAAAGCGATGAACAAACTTGATGAATTGAAATCACAAAACAAATTTAAAAAATTCAAAGAAATAAAAAATTAAAAAACGAATTTTCGAGAATTTATCGGGCGACTTCACGGGCTGTAAACGGCTAGACCCCCCTCCATTTTTATCGGGGGTTACATTTCTTGGAACGGAAGAACGGTCGGCCTCTTTTTTGCACTCCAAATTGTAACGATTTTTAGGGGGTAGGAGGTCAATAAGACCCATTTTATATAGATATTAGGAGGTGAAGTGGGAAATGGCTGGAAAATACAAAGTGTTGCAAATGTCGAAGGGTGATTTGACCAAAGAACGGCAGGAAGCCAAACTACATGCGGAATTGATGGCCAAAGATGGCATTCCAAAACTTCAGGTAACACCGCCTAATCATCTTGACCCAGTCGCAAAACAAGAATACAAGCGAATTATCGAATCTTTGGGGACCTTACCACTTAGAAATCTCGATCGCGCCGAGTTGGAAAACTATTGTACATGGTATTCGGTTTACAAAAACACATCGGTCAACATGAAATTGGCTTTAAAGAATGGAGATCAAGATGAATATTATGCGTACATTAGCATCTTGAATAAAGCCACAGCAAATATTAAAAGTCTAGCCAGTGATCTTGGCCTTAATGTCAACAGCCGGATGCAGATGAGCATGCCTAAGACCGAAGCACAGAAGAATGATTCAATCATTGATACTTTTGGCTAACTGCGATGGAGGTGATGCTGGTTGTCAAAATTTAAGGATCCAATGCCTAATTTCATAAAACGTGTGCTGGACGGTCGTCTTATTACTTCCAAGGCAGTTAATCTCGCGGTGAAACGGCATCAAGAAGACTTGAAACGAACAGATTGGCGATGGCATTATGATCCAAATCTAGCGGGAAAGGCAGTTAAGTTTATGGAAATTCTGCCAGAACCAAAAAGTGGGAAACCACAACCATTAGCACCGTTTCAGAAATTCATTATTGGCAGTATATATGGCTGGATTGATAAAGATGATTCAAATATAAGGCGATTTACCGATGTGTTCATTTCGATGGCACGAAAAAACGGTAAGTCGCTTTTGATTTCTGGCGTCATTCTTTATGAGTTTCTGTTCGGAAAGAATCCAGCCAACAAACGGCAATTATATACCGTAGCTAATGATCGCAAGCAGGCCGGCATTGTATTCGGAATGGTCAAAGATCGACTACGTGCGCTCATGCGGAAAGACCCTGGTATCAAACGAATGGTTAAGATTACGCGAGATGAACTTGTCAATTTAGACGACGGATCAACAATTCGCTCATTCTCTCGTGATACAGGACTTGTCGATGGCTATGAACCCCATGTTGCGGTGGTTGACGAATATGCCAACGCTAAAACAACAGATATGATTGAAACCCTTGCCTCAGGGCAGGTGTTACTGCCTAGTTATCTGACGTTCATCATTTCAACGGCTGGATTCGACATGAACGTGCCGATGTTTCAACAAAATTATCCGTATGCCAAAAAGGTGTTGTCCGGTGAAGAAAAGGCAGAACGCTATTTTGCATTTATTGCTGAACAAGACAACGTACAAGAGGTTGATGACCCCAATTCTTGGATCAAATCGAATCCGCTACTTGACGTTGATACCTTAAACGGCCAAATCAGTGATTATCTGACCACTAAGTTAGCTCAAGCTCGTGCTGATGGCAGTCTAAACGCTAAATTAGTCAAAAACTTCAATATTTGGCGACAAGCTACAGAAGACAGTTATCTAGATTTCGATAATTGGAAAGCGGCAGAGCTGACCGACAATCCCGATATTCGCGGGCAAAGAGCATGGATTGGCATTGATGTCGGTCGGACAAGTGATCTATTCGCTATTTCTTGGCTAATTCCCCAGGAGGGCTGGTGGTGGCTTGATGGTTATGCATTTGTTGCTTCAAAAGGTGGCATCGATAACAAAATAAAGACGGATCGGATTGACTACTTGGCTGCTGAACAACACGGCGAAGGCGAGATCAGCAGCTTAGAGTCAGGTATCATCGACAACGATCGGGTATATGAATGGCTCGAAGACTTCATTGAACGCAATGACATAGATGTTCAGGGAATCATGTACGACCCTTATCAATTTGGACCAATGCTAACGGCAATTGAGAAGAATCATCCTGAGTGGCCGATGGTACAGGTGCGACAAGGAACGCTGACACTGTCAATGCCAACTAAGCAGTTCCGCGATGATGTTATAAGCGGTCGCATAAAGCATTCAGATAATCGCATTATGCAGGCCGCCGCAATGAACGCGGTTCTAATGTCTGACAACAACGGCGTTCGTATTAATAAGAATAAGTATGCTAACAAAATAGACATGATTGATGCCACGCTTGATGCTTATGCCATCGCTTTTAAGGAAGATTTGGACAACTATTTGGACGACGACCGTGTGTTTAGTGACGACTTTGGCTTTTAGGAGGTGAGAACGTGAATGGAAAACTAGCTAACTTTTTCAGAATTCTTGGCGCAAATATGGCTGGAATTGCCACTGTTTTAGGTTTCATTTTAGCTGGATATGGGGCTTTTTTGATCAATAGGCCTACTGGATTCATGGTTTGCGGCGGCTTGTTGTTTGTTCTCGCCTTTATTCTGCTGCTTCCTGATAACGAAGGGAGGTGAGATGAATGAAGCTATTTCGAGGATTAGCAACCGAAGTGGACCCTCACTGGGCAGATCATTTGCTTGATTCTGGAGTAATCCCATCATTTCGAGGCGGGTATCTTGGCATTTCTGCCTTACGGAACTCTGACGTGCTTACGGCTGTATCGATTGTTTCGGGTGATGTTAGTCGTTTTCCGCTAGTAATCACGGACAGCTCAACCGATGAGGTTGTTGACCTAGCCAATATTGAATACTTGATGAATACAAAGGTAAACAAGCGGCTGTCGGCTTATCAGTGGAAATTTTCCATGATGGTCAATGCAATTTTGACTGGCAATGCTTATTCGCGTATTGTGCGCGATCCGATAACCAACGAACCAGCTATGTTTGAGTTCTATGCCCCATCACAGACGCAGGTGGACACAAGCGACCCCGATAACATCATCTACCGTTTCACGCCTTACAATTCTAGCATGCAAAAAATATGTGGATTTGAGGACGTCATTCACTGGAAGTTTTTCTCATACGACACAATCATGGGGCGCTCACCGCTGTTGTCGCTTGGTGATGAAATTGGACTGCAGGAGTCAGGCGTTTCAACGTTACAGAAGTTCTTCAAGAGCGGCTTGAAAGGCTCAATTATCAAAGCAAAGGAGAGTCGCCTGTCCGCCGAAGCACGTCAGAAGATTCGTGAAGATTTTGAAAGGGCACAGGCAGGCGCTGATGCTGGATCACCAATTATAGTTGACGCAACGATGGATTATCAGCCGTTGGAAGTTGATACCAACGTTCTTAATCTGATTAACAGCAATAACTATTCAACAGCGCAGATTGCGAAGGCTTTGCGGGTGCCAGCGTATCGATTAGCCCAAAACAGTCCTAACCAGTCTGTTAAACAGCTTGCTGATGACTATATTCGCAATGATCTTCCATTTTACTTTGAGCCGATTACAAGTGAGTTTGAACTAAAGCTGCTTGATGACGCGCAGCGACACCAATATTGCATAGGATTCGACACAAAATCAGTAAACGGATTGCCAATTACTGACGTAAATACAGCAGTTAATGGCGGACTGTGGACTGGAAACGAGGGACGTGCGGAGCTTGGAAAGAAACCGTTAAAAGACCCGAACATGGATCGTATTCAGTCGACACTTAACACAGTATTTCTTGATCAAAAGGCAGCATATCAAGCTGAACATGCAGCAGAATTGAAGGGAGGTGATACTAATGCCAAAGGAAATCAGAATGGCAGCGGCACCAATGCAAATTCGTGATGGTGATGACGATCATCCTGCCGTTATTGAGGGCTATGCATTAAAATTCAATCGGAAATCTGATCCAATGGGATTCGGTGACTATTCTTTTAGAGAGCAAATTGACCCTCATGCCTTAGATAATGCTGACATGAGTAATGTAGTTGCGCTTTTCAACCATGATCAGAACCAAGTGTTAGGACGAACTGGCATCAATTTGCAGCTATCAGTTGATGACACAGGGTTGAAATACACGCTGACGCCTCCGGACACGCAGCTTGGCCGTGACTTGCTGGAAAACGTTCGTCAGGGAATCATCAGTCAGTCGAGCTTTGCATTTACAATTCCTGATGATACCGATGCTCAAAAATGGACTCGTGATGGGGATATTGAGGCTCCATACAATCGCTTGATTAGATCAATTGATCATATATATGATGTCTCTCCAGTAACCACGCCAGCATATCCGGATACTGAGGTAAAGGTCGGAGCACGATCGTTGGAACAGATACAAGCGCTAGATCAGCCGCCAGAATGGAAACTTAAGCGGCGTAAGATGCTTTATCAATTGAATAAAGAGGACTTGCTCAAAGGCATTGAATAATCGGTGCCTATTTTTATACAAAAAATAAGGAGGGTCACTAGATGACTTTAGATGAAAAATTAGCTGCTGTTAAAAAGCAACTTGATGAAAAGCGTTCAGCGTTGCCAGCTATGAAGACAGAACTTCGTTCTTTACTTGAAGGTGAAGATTCCGAGGAAAACCTGAAGAAGGCAGAAGGCGTTCGTGCCAAGTATGATGAAGCTGACAAAGAGATCAAAGATCTTGAAGAAAAACGTGACTTATACGAGGCTGCGTTGAAAGGCAATGAACAGCCGAGTGGGAAGAAGCCCGATCATCCGGAAGAGCATAGCTATCGCGATGCACTGAATGCTTATTTGCATACTCGTGGTCGTAATACTGATGGCGTCAATTTTGAAAAGACTGATGTTGGCACATTTGCAGTTTTACGAGCTGTTCCTACTGATGCCAGTGATGCTGTAAATGCAGGTGTTAAGGCTGCAGACGCGGCCTCGACCATTCCAGAAACTATTAGCAATACACCACAGCGTGAATTGCAGACTGTTGTTGATCTGAAACCTTTCACGAACGTATTCCAAGCCTCTACACAAAAGGGTACCTATCCAACGGTTGCAAATGCCACAACCAAGATGGTCACTGTCGCCGAGTTGGAAAAGAACCCAGCAATGGCAAAACCAGAATTCAAACCGGTCAACTGGTCTGTTGAAACGTATCGTCAGGCGTTACCAGTCTCGCAGGAGTCAATTGACGACTCTGCGATTGATTTGGTTGGCCTGATTGCCCAGAACGCACAACAAATTAAGGTCAATACGACTAACGGTGCTGTTGCAACTCTGCTGAAAGGCTTCACTGCCAAGACGATCTCTAGCGTTGATGATTTGAAGCATATCAATAACGTTGATTTAGATCCTGCATATTCTCGTGTAATTATTGCTTCACAGAGTTTCTACAATTTCTTGGACACAGTTAAAGATGGCAATGGTCGCTACTTGCTACAAGATAGCATCTTGACCCCGTCTGGAAAGAGCGTTCTTGGTATGCCGATTGCTGTTGTATCTGATGATACTTTGGGCGCAGCAGGCGAAGCACACGCCTTTTTGGGTGACATCAAGCGGGCAATTCTGTTTGCTAACCGCGCAGACTTCATGGTTCGCTGGGTTGATGATCAGATTTACGGCCAATTCTTGCAAGCAGGAATGCGCTTTGGTGTATCTGTTGCTGACGAAAAAGCAGGGTACTTCCTCACATATACCCCAAAAGCGTAACGCCTGACGGAGTGACTTTGAGCCAGAAAACGTTCACAGGTGGTGTCGGTGCCACAAAAGATATCACGGTGACAGTCACTCCTGATGGCGCTCCTCAAGCAGTAGAAGCTGTGTCGAGCGATGAAAGCGTCGCTACGGTTGTTAAGAAGTCCGATGGTGTTTACACTATTACCAATCTGGCAGCGGGCACAGCTACAATCACATTTAGCACTAATGGCATCAGCTCAACGCTTGCTGTTACTGTTAACGCCGGGTAGGTGATTACTATTGGCAGATACTACGTTTGACAAAAGCCCACTGACTGATGAACAGTTTCAGGTTCTGAAAATGTACTTGAAAGTTGATCAGACAATCGAAGACCCAATGATTATGCAACTGGTGCATGACGCTTGTGGTGAAATCAGTTCGGCTATTAGTTTTGGATCAAATCCGGAACAATTTCTAAGCAATCCAGAAACTCGGGATCGTTTCTTCACAGCGCTCATGAAGCAAGTGAAGGAAGACTATGACTACCGAGGTATGGGTGCTGAAGTCATGCGCTTTCCGTTGCAAACATCAACCACAAATATCGTCAATCAGCTTCGTTCAGAATTGCCGGAAGAGGATGGTGATTCTGATGCGAACTAATCGAATGACTGAGAGAATTGCGTTCGTCAGCTATGAGTCAAAAAAGGTTAACGGAGTTCCGGTTGATGGTGTGCTCGTTAAGCATATGATGGTTTGGGCGGAAGTTCCTAAGGTACCAATCAGAGAAGCAAATGATCCACAGACGAAGTTGGGCACTCGCAAAGACAGCCCGACTTTTTTAGTGCGATTTTTTACCGCAGAGGAAATCCAACCAACTTGGCGAATTCAGTGGCGTGGGAAGGAATATCAAATCACGGGTCTTGATCCTGATTACGAGAGGCGCGATCTGACAACGATTACGGCAAAGGCGGTGAGCTGATGGGCGTAAAAGTCACAGGTGATGCTGAACTGCTCGCTAATCTTAACAAACTCCAATTTGGGGTTGCAAAAGAGGCTCGAGCGGCTGTCCGAGATGGCGCGCAGAAGTTTGCCGACAAGCTAAAAAGCAATACGCCTGAGTGGAACGGCGAGACTGATATGAGCGGACATCTGAGAGATGACATCAAGCTTTCAAGCATCCGTGAAACGAGCGGCTTAACAGAAGTAGACGTTGGATATGGTAAAGATACTGGCTGGCGTGCTCACTTTCCAAACTCGGGCACTTCAATGCAGGATCCGCAACATTTCATTGAGGAAACCCAAGAAGTCATGCGGCCAGTTGTTATTGCTACTTTCCTAAGTCACTTGAAGGAAGGCGGGATGTAATGGCGCCTGAAAAACGTGTTTATGACATCCTGTCAGCCAATTTGGATATTGCTGACAAGGTGTATATAGGTACCCCGAACTTCAATAACCAGACTAGCGCAACTCCCGAGAGTCTAGCTCCATGGGTGAGAATCACTTATTTGCCCGGTGATGCTGCTGACTATGCTGACGATTCTAGGATTCTAGAGTATCCGAAAGTACAAGTAGATTTTTGGGTGGGTATAACGGACTGGGATCAACAAGAAAAGATAGAAACACAGATATATCAAGCACTACACGCGGCTGACTGGGAAAGGTATTATCGCAACTCCTACGTTGATGGCGATACCCCAGCCCTTCGCATGACAACAGGATACTTTCAGTTTCAAGGACTGCCGATTGGCTAGTCCTTTTTATTTTCCTAAAGGAGGATTTTAAATATGGCAGATACTGCTGTAACAACTAATAAGAAGTTAGCAAAATTTGGGGCTTCGGCCTTTGAATACGGGGTTGTCGGTGATGACGACTTTGTACTAAGCACACGAAAGATGCAAGGCTTATCTAGTGTGAAATTGGATATTAAAACAGAGCAAAAGACGCTGTCCGCTGATGATGGCCCGTACTTGATTCTTTCTGGTGGTATCACAGAAGCAACCGAAACAATCGAAATGTACGATGTTGATTCCGTTATGAAGTCTGATTTATTTGGCATTAAGGTTGTTAATGGGGTTGAAGTATATCCAAAGAATCTTAGCCCTAATTACGCCGCAACTTTGTTCCGCACGAAGCTTTCAAATGGCAAGTACGTTTGGGTTGGTATGCTCAAGGGAATGTTCTCACTTCCGGGCGTTGATACCAAGACTGTTGACGGCACACCAGATCCAAGTGCTGACAGTATCGAAGGCTCATTTATTCCTCGAGGTGACCAAGATACTGGCAATGTTGTGTTGATTGGTCGTGAAGACAACGATGGATTCGATTTTGATACCTTCCACGGCTATGTATTCCCTAAGACTGCTGAAGACGCGACTATTGCCCCAAAAGCGTAGTCGGTGTCAGCTTTGAGAACAGTTCGATTAATCTTGCGGTTGGCGCATCTACAGCGCTGAAAGTGCAAATTAATCCGGCTGATGCCGCAAATAAACAAGTTACTTTCAAAACGTCAGATTCCACAGTTGCCACCGTTTCCAGTGATGGAACTGTGGCTGGTGTAAAGGCAGGGTCTGCAACCGTAACAGTCACAACTGACGATGGTGGTAAAACTGCCACAGCAACTGTAACTGTGGCTTAGCAATGAACTCGTCGCCTTGTAAATGCACAATACGCGAACAGCGGGCGGCTTATACCTAAGGAGATTAAGCATGGCATATCAAATTAAACTAAATATCAAAGGCGAAACGTGCATATTCACACGAAATGGAGAGCCAACATTACGCGATACCACGAACGCCTTAAAAGTGCAGCAACAACAGCTGCGCATGCTAAACCGTAAAGATGGCCCTTCAAACGACGATTACGATGAGAACGAGAAAAACTTAGCCAAATTTGCGGTTGATTTCTGGAAAAACCAGTTTACTACCGATGATGTTATTGATGGCTCGTCTATTTCTTTGAAATCGTTGGATTCAATCAATGATGCCATTGGCGATTCTCTAAGCGATGGTGAAGAGGATAAGAAGGACACAGCAAAAAAATCACCGAAGCGGACGTCAAAGAAGCCATTAGCAACCTTGACGACTTCTACAAAGCAAGGCTCTCTGAAGGCTACCGATTAGCTGACGTTGATGCTATGACGCTCCGTGATATTGAAGAACTTAACCAGATTTACGAGGAACGGGAGACCACGATCGACAAGGCCTTTCCGTTCCTTTTCTAGTTCTATGAAAGGAGGTAAAACATGTTAGGAAATCTCGGACAAATTGCGGCTACCGTAAGCTTGAACATTGATCCGTTTCAAGTAAGCCAGCGAGTTTTGAACTCTTCAATTAAAGCAACTGCCGCTGAGTTGCGGGCTCAAGATGCTGCGTTTAAGGGCTCTGAAAAGTCTATCAACAACATGCGTTCAACCTATGACACATTGAGTCGCCAGTCAAAGAACTATCGAGCTCAGCTTCAGAAACAACGAGAACAGTATGATGAAAATTCGAAAGCGGTTGAAAAACTTAATAAAAGTGAGACTGCATCGCAGGAAGAAATTAATCGTGCTACAAAGCTGCAAGCTAATGCTGCATCACAGTATAATCGGACTGCTGCCGCGGCTGCACAAAATGAGAACCGAATGGCGGCCTTACGCAAAGAGATTGCGCTGCAAAGCGACGGCTGGACTAAAGTATCAAACGGTGCATCAAAGTTTGCGTCTGTCACTGAAAAGGCAAGCTCTAAGCTAACCAGTTTCGGATCAACGATGACAAGGGCGGTAACTGCTCCAATTGCCATTGGTTTTGTGGCAGCAGCTAAATCTGCTATTGATTTCAACAGCCAGATTCAAGCAATGGGACCTTTGCTAACAAATGGGGGTGCGATTACTGCCAAGTATCGTGCGCAACTTGATCAACTAGCATCAGCATCTAAAAAGTGGTCGGTTGAATATGGCGTTTCCACGGCTGCAATTAACGACGGCATGTCAGAAATGATCAAACGTGGCTATACCGCTGCGCAAACTTTAGGCGCTATGCCTGCAGTTCTCAATGCGGCAAAAGCGTCTGGCGATGACTTCAACGATGTTATGCATGTTTCTACATCCGTTTTGGAGCAATTTGGTCTAAAGACAGAATCAACAACGGGCATGCTTAAAAACACGTCTCGCGTTACAGATACTCTTACCTATATTGCGAACGCTACTGCAGCAGGGTTCCAAGATATGGGCGAGGCAATGACGTATGTCGGGCCTTCTGCTCATGCTGCTGGTATTTCAATCGAAGAAACAGCGGCTGCTATTGGTATTATGAGCAACAAAGGGATTGAAGGATCAGTTGCTGGCACAGCATTACGTGGTGCTTTAACAAGACTGTTGAAGCCCTCTAAGCAAAATCTTCAAGGCTTTAATGAATTAGGCATATCTGTTGCTGATTTCAAAAAAGGAACTTTAACTCTTCCAGAGATTCTTGACAAAATCAAGAATAACACTAAGGGGTGGACGGACCAGCAACGTGCTTCTGCAGTAGCGTTGGCTTTTGGCACTGAAGCGCAAGCCGGCATGAATGCCTTAATTGGTGCAGGTGGCGGTGAGCTACGCAAATATACCAGTGAAGCTGAGCATGCTAGCGGAACAACTGCCAAAATTGCTAACCAGTTAAACAATACGGATGCCGCCAAATTGAAGAGATTTCAAGAGTCGATTCATGTTTTAGGGATTGAAGTAGGTCAAAAACTTCTACCGACGCTGACTCCTCTTATCAAAACAGCAACCGATGTTGTCAATGCCTTTACAAAAATGGACAGTGGCACGCAACAAACCATTATCAAATTTGCAGCGTTTGCGGCAGTTGTAGGGCCAGTGAGTTCTCTGATTGGTGGGGCTCTTAAGCCTGTTACTGCTTTGAGCAAAGGAATATCTGGAATTGCGGGAGTCATTGGGCGAGCATCTGCAGCTGCAAAACTTGGCGGGACTGCAATGGATGTGCTCAAGTCTGGCTTTAGTAAGACAGCCTTTGAAGCATTGAAGGTTGCACCAGCCGCAGCAGCGGCGGCAGAAGGCACTTCTGGAATGGGAGCAGCCATGGGCGGAGCCGCAGCGAGCGGAACAGGATTACTAGCGGCATTGGGGCCAATCGTCCCAGTTGTTTTAGGTGTGACAGCAGTCGTCGGTGCCGGTGTAGCCATCTGGGAATTATGGGGCAAAAAGGCTCTTGAGTCTGCTGACAGAACTTCACGATGGGGCACTGATATTGGCGCTGATGCCGACCGATCTGCTTCCAAAATGAAAGATGCCTCTGGGGCCATTTCTGGTGCTTTTGATGATACAAACCACACAGTCACCCAGAATGCTAAGACGATCTCTAAAGGGTTCGACGATTTAACAAAAGCTGCAAAAGAAGCCGCTGATCAGTCTGAGACAGCAGCGAAGAAATTGGCTAAGAGCCTCGGCGGTGAAGCCGCAGAAAACATTGAAAAGCAGGCCGCTAAGGAAAAAACCGCTAACGCTAAGCGAATCAAAGAGATGGAAAGCAACAACGAAAAGGCCCAAGCCATTACTGCATCGTTTAACAAGAGCGGAGCACAGATGACGGCTGACCAGTATCAACTGTTGGATAACTACCGTCGTAAAAATGCCGCACTGGCTGTCAAGACGCTACAGATTTCTGGATCGCAACAGAATAATGTACTCAAAGCTGTCCTTGGTGAGAGAACACGAATGTCTAAGAGTGCTGCCCTAGAGCAGTATCAAGACATGTGGAACGCCTCTAACAAAGAAAACAGTGCCTATAAGGCAGCGCAGGACAAGATCAACACCGAGTACAAGAATGATGCTGCTATGCGTAACACAGCACTTGAAGGCTTAGAAAAAGACCACCAGAGCAAAATGAAAGTCATCTACGCTGGCGCAATTCAAGCCATGAAAGCACAAGGAACATCGCGCTCGGAAATGCTAGCGGAACTTCAAACTGACTTCCACCTGACAAGTTCACAAGCCGAGTCTGCTATGAGCAGTTATGAGAAGTCTATGGCCAAAGGAGTTAAGAGTAATCGAGACTTTGCGGCCGCAACTGAAGGATTTGGTAAAGCGGCTCAAGAGGCCGGTGATCACTGGAATAGTCTTGTTTTTGATCCCAAGACTGGGAAGGTGAAGACAAATCTTCCTGAAGTGTTGAAAGATACGGCCAGCACTAAAAAAGGTTGGCAGCAACTTAAATTCGATTTAAAGAATGCCAAGATCACCTCTAATGCCAAGCAAATGATTGTTGAAGCACTTGCTTCTTCTAAACAATGGCAGAAATTGAGCGTTCCCGAAAAGAATGCAATTATCCGTACTCAGGGGCGTGAACAGCTTGCTGATATTATGGATAAGTTTGTTTCCTGGAATAGTCTGTCGCTTAAGGATCAGCAAGCAATTGTGAAGGGCGATTACACGCCTTTAGTAAATGCTTTAGTCAAGAGTGGAGACTGGAACAATCTCACCTTGAAGCAGCAAGAAGCCATTGTTAAAGATAAAGCAACAGCGCCATTAGTATCTTCACTTCAGCAAACCGGCGAGTGGCAGAAGCTCGACTTAAAAGTTCAAGAAGCCATTGTCAATGCTAAAGGCAAGAAAGATCTTGAAGACATTCTTTTTGACATGGGAGTTTGGAACAAGCTTCCAAATATGCAGAAATATGCAACCCTAGTTTCTTTTGGTAAGCAAGACATCGCTGATATTATCGATCAGCTAAATTTGTGGAATACACTTACACCAAAAGAAATCCAGGCTGTAGCAAAGGGCGATACCAGCTCTTTGGTAGCTGCTATTGATAAAGCAAATGACTGGAATCGATTAACTCTTGGCCAGCTAGAAGCAATCGTTAAAGATAAAGCTTCTGCAGGCTTAGTCCAGGCCATGATTAAAACCGGAGAGTGGAATGGCCTATCAGTAGAAGAAAAAACTGCTATTATGCAGATCAAAGGCAAATCCGACTTAGCCGATATGGTTGTTAAATACGGTCTTTGGAACAGCCTTCCAAACTCTACTAAAAGCCTATTGATGAACGATTCCGATGCTCGTACCAAATTGGAAAAAGCTGGAGTTGCAATTGATCAATACAATTTGTTTAAGAACCCCAACGAAAAAGGGCTAAAAGCAAATAATACTGATGTGCTTGGAAAAACAGAAGAAGCCAAAGGGAGCATTCAGAAATACAACGAAGTTCTACCTGGCTTAAAGCTTTTTAACGGAGATTCTAGTGGCGTTAAGAATGCTACTGATCAAGGCAAAGGAGCTATTTTTCAATACAACGGTGTTAATCCAGCATTAAAATCATTGCTGGGTGATTCAAGCAGTGTCAATAGCGCTTCACAGTCAGGGCGGAATAGTGTCATTTTATTTAATGGAACTAACCCAGTGCTGAAGCCATTTAAAGGGAACTCTTCAAGTGTTAATAGCGAGTCATCAAAGGGACAAAGCAGTGTTCTGATGTTTAACAGCAAGGAGCCGTTGGACAAATACTTTAATGGCCACGATAAAACTAGTGGGCCTGCTGCTGCGGCAAAGCGGGCAGTCAGTTCCTTCGGCGGTGATCAGACGATTACTAAAACGTTTAATTTCGTAGCTAACGTAAGCTCAACAATTGCTAAGCTTCTTCACCTTAAGAACGGCACTTCTGATTTTGGTGGGAACGGATTTGCGATGGTGAACGATGCCTCCGGATCTAACTATCAAGAGCCTATTATCACTCCTAATGGCAACATGTTTATGTTCAAAGAACGAAATGTGGTTTTTCCGCTTGCTCGTCACTCAATGGTTATTCCTGCTGATAAGGCTCGTCGAATGAACATTCCACGTTTTGCTGGTGGCACCACAGACTTCGGAGGAGCTGCTAATAGAATAAACCAATTGAATCCGCAAACTTTTGTTACCAGCATTTCTAGTGGTAGCAATAGTCGTGTTGAGGATTTGCTAGCAAGACTGATCGAATTAACAACTTATAAGATTAATCATACACAACGTACTGAAGGCAAAGTAGTGCTGGAAAATAACCGCGAAATTGGCAAATGGTTGTACCCAACAATTAATGAGCTGGATAAGCAAAACACAATCAGAGAAAGACATGGAAGGGGTGTTTATTAATTGGCGAACTTGATATTTGGAGGACATAAGATTGGTAGTTCCGTTCTGCAGTTTAGTGCTGCTAGGGGAATTACATCAGAGATTGAAAACACTTCCCAGTCTGTTGGAATTAGCGATGGTGAGATGCTTATCAATAGTCGTCTTAAGTCTAGAATCATTCCAGTAACTTATGATTTTGTGGCGCTATCTCGTCGTGAATTTGAACGGCAGTTAGCGCCACTACTTTATAGCACGGATGTTCAGAAGCTAATCATTGATGATCGCCCTGATGAATTTTGGTATGCAAAAGTTGACGGTAAGATTGATATGGACCGGGCTTATTTTCTTGGCACTGGTACTATTAATTTTCTTGTCCCCGATGGCATTGCGCACTCGGTAGCCACGAAGACGTTTGACAACATGCCATACAAGGACACGCCGGTGAACTTGCTGACAGGCACAAGTGATCAGAAGACAAGTAGAACAGTTGATCTCAATAATTGGAATGCCCCGAGTCAACACCCAAATATTTCAGTAACTCCCGGTCAAAAGTTGACATATCAAATTTTTATAACAAATGATAATACCGTTGACTTGACTGCCGGTGTTGATGCTTTTTTAGGAAAAACATGGAAGGTCACGTATTTTGGCAACGTCATCAAGGCTGGCACTTCTGGCTATTCATCTGTTACGTTCACGATTCCTTCGGGAGCTGATAACATTGTTGTCAATGGTGTAAGGCTTGTGACAAGAGTTCCTAGTTCAAAAACAACAGTTTACTGGCAAGAAGAAAAGCTTAATGTTGGCACCACCGTTTCTCCTTGGTCGCCTAACCCAGCTGATCCTGAATACTATACCAACACCATTACGGTGCACAATGGCGGCACTTATCCTGTTGAACCGGTTATTACGGCAACTATGCACGCTGATAACGGCATGGTTGGGATTGTCAATGATCGCCCGGGTATTCTCCAATTTGGCACGCAAGAAATTGATGGTTTCACCACCGAAGAAAGCGAAGTAGCACTTGATTTGGCAGCTGTTCAGGGCTCACATATGGATAATCAAGCCGCCACAAACAATCCCTATTGGGGTGGTGATCCTAGTATGCCTAATGAACAGATCGGCAATGCGATTTGGACTCATGACGATTATGATGGCTGGAAGGTTGAGCCTAATTGGACCAGTATTACTGGCGACCACAAGTATTGGAACGGTCCTTCAATCAAGCACAATCTCGTCCAGACGCATAACGGTAACTTCAAGAGCAATCTAACATGGGACGTTATGACACGCTTCCAAACTGGGGTGGCACATGTAGGTGCGCTCGAAACAACGTTAGAGAGTAACGGTAAGCCAATCTTTCAGATGATACTGAAGGATAATAGCGCATTGTCCGATCAGCTTTGGTGGATGTGCTATTACAAAGATCAACTAGTCGTCAATG